AATGGCCACATAATTGCTGATGGTGGATGTAATAGTTCTGGCGATATCGCAAAAGCTTTTGCAGCAGGTGCTGATTTTGTTATGATTGGTGGATTGCTTGCTGGACACGATGAATGTGATGGCGTGCTAGAAGATGGCTATATGAAATTTTATGGTATGTCTTCTAATACTGCAATGGATAGACATGATGTAGGAAAAAGAGAATATAGAGGTGAAGAAGGTAAAACAGTTTCAGTGCCTTATAGAGGTCCTGTCAGAGATACTATCATCGATATATTGAGTGGTATACGTTCAGCCTGTACTTATGTAGGCGCTAGCAAATTAAAAACTCTTTCTAAATGTGCAACTTTTGTAAGGGTTAATAATACTCATAATAGAGTGTATGAATAATGTGGGATAAAGCAACACCTAACTTTACTTTTTGGAATAGAAAAGCAAATAAAAGTCAATATGGAAAAGGCTTACCAAAATTATTTAAAGTTGAAGAATTTACTTCTCATGCTGGTAAACAATTACCTTTTAAAATAGAATGTGATGCATTTGATGAAGAAGATTGGGATTCAATAGCACAGATGATTATGTGTTATGAATCAGAACCTTTCTGTCACGCAGAGGGAATACCTCGTGGTGGACTTCCATTAGCAAAAGCTTTAAACAAATATGCCACTGGAAATAAAGAAGATAAGATATTAATTTGTGATGATGTATGGACAACTGGTGCAAGCTTCAAAGAATATACAAAAGAACATCACCCAGATTGGCTTGCAGGTGTGGGCCTAAGATGGGTTGTTTTTAAACGAGGACCTAACGCGGTCCTTAATTCATGTAAGGCTCTATTTAGTTTACCTGACGTAAATAGGTGAAAGTATATATAGTTATTTAAATGGCAGAGTATCTCCTTACGATCCTGCCTTAACCCCCTCGAAAGGATATTTATGAAAAATATTATTAAGGCTCTGGTAGTAGCATTACTGCCGATCGCTTTAGCTTTTTCTGCGTACGCGGGAAATGATAAAGTAAAAGTTGGATTTATCTATGTAGGACCTGTGGGTGACCACGGTTGGACTTATATGCATGACCAAGGTCGTCTTGCAGTTGTAGAAGAATTTGGCGATAAAGTAGAAACATCATGGGTTGAAAACGTACCTGAAGGTCCAGACGCAGAAAGAGTTATGCGTCAAATGGCATTAAGCGGAACAGATATTATATTTGCAACCTCTTTTGGATATATGGAAGCAATGTTAAAAGTTGCTAAAGATTTTCCAAATGTAAAGTTTGAACACGCAACAGGTTATAAAACTGCTCCTAATATGTCAATCTATTCTTCTAAATTTTATGAAGGAAGATATGTACAAGGCGTTATTGCTGGACATATGAGTAAAGCAGGAAAAGCAGGTTATATTGGCTCTTTTCCAATTCCTGAAGTTGTAAGAGGAATCAATGCATTCTATCTTGGAGCTACTTCAGTTAATCCTGATTTTGATATTGATGTTGTATGGGTCAACACTTGGTATGATCCAGGCAAAGAATCAGATGCTGCAAAAGTATTAATACAACAAGGCGCTGATATAATTACTCAACATACTGATTCAACTGCACCTCTTCAAGTTGCTCAAGCTGAAGGAATATTAGGATTTGGTCAGGCTTCTGACATGCATCACTTCGCACCTGATTCTCAGATGACTGCGATCATTGATGATTGGGGTCCTTATTATGTAGCTAGAGTACAAGCAGTAATTGACGGAAGTTGGGAAATGACTGACACTTGGGGTGGCATGGACACTGGAATGGTGAAAATGGCTCCAATGACAAATATGCCCGATGAATTAGCAGAACTCGCTAACAACTTAATGAGCCAAATAACACATGGTGAATTAGATATATTCCCTGGAAAATCTATTGGTGATCTATTAGGAATGAATCAATACGTTGATGGAATCGACGCATTCTTACCTAAATAAATTATATCCTAGCCCCCTGAAAATGGGGGCTAACGAAAGTATATTATGGAACCCTTTGACGCTTACAAATACTATATGGCTATGAAACTTCACTTTGATAGTGAATCCTATGATGCCAAAAAATACAATTTCAAAACATCGATAAGTCCTCAAGCCTTTTGGAAGCGTAAGGACAAATACCATTTTGCAAAGATTGCAAAAAAATTTAATACACCAGATAATATGATAGAATTTTATATATCACAATTTACAAATAATAATAAGTGGGTTGGTGATATGCTTGAAGGAGATGAACATTTCACAGAGTGGAAAAGAAAAATAGAATCACTTTCATACGTATTCACGAATGATATAAATAATCTAGCAGATAAGGTTGAAAAGTTTGACGACCTATTTGCTATAAACACTCACCCTTTAGTAGTAAAGGAATATTTGAGTGGAAATATCTGTTTAGAAACCGTGGTCATACTAAATAAATTAGTAGGGTTTTTAAAGAACGCAGATAAAAGTATAACTGAGACAATTGTTTGGCCAGATGTGTCTAAGTTAATTAAGAAGTATAGCACTTTTCTTAATTGTGACGTAAAAAAAATGCAAAAAATATGCATAAAACGGTTTACATTCTAATGAAAATGTGGTATAATATAGTTATATTGATTATGAATAAAGTGGATAATTCAGCAAATACAAAATACAGGAGTAAATAATATATGTCTTTTGCAGCACTTAAAGAGAATCGTTTAAACGATATCGCAAAATTAACCGAAGCAGCCAGTACAGCTGGTGGCGGAGGCGAACAAAAATCCTACAAAGATGATCGGTTCTGGAAACCAACAGTTGATAAAGCTGGTAATGGTTATGCAGTAGTCCGATTTCTCCCAGCACCAGAGGGCGAGGATCTCCCCTGGGTTCGATATTGGGATCACGGCTTTAAAGGACCAAGCGGATTATGGTATATTGAGAGGTCATTGACTTCTTTAAGTCAACCAGATCCCGTGTCTGAAATGAACTCTAAACTTTGGAATACAGGTAGAGATGAGGATAAACAAACTGTTAGAGAACGTAAGCGAAGACTTCACTACGTTGTTAACATTATGGTTATGTCTGATCCTGCAAATCCAGCTAATGAAGGAAAAGTATTTCTTTATCAGTTCGGTAAAAAAATCTTTGATAAAATCATGGATTTAATGCAACCACAATTCCAAGATGAGAAGCCAGTGAATCCATTTGACTTCTGGGAAGGTGCCGATTTCAAACTGAAAATTCGACAGGTTGAAGGTTATCGTAATTATGATAAATCTGAGTTTGCAGCTCCAGCTGCTTTACTTAACGGTGATGACGACCAATTAGAAGGTGTCTATAATCGAATGCATAGTCTACAGGAATTCCTTGATCCGAAGACTTATAAATCCTATGGTGAACTCCAAGAAAAACTCATGAGAGTTTTAGGTGAATCTGCTCCGATGACAACAGCGGAGTCAGTATCTCTGGATGAAGTTGCCTCTTCTCCATCCATTCCAACGAGCAACGAACCAGAGATTAAAAGCGATAGTAATGATGATGACACTCTGAGTTATTTCGCTAAATTGGCTAAAGAAGCCTAAGAGATAATATCTCTTAAAACTTTAAAGGGAGGTTTTTACCTCCCTTTTTTTAATCTGGTCCAGATTCTGAATTATCCATTGCCGTTTTAGAACTTGTAGCATCTTCCCCTTGGCCACCAGGTGGTCCATCTCCTCCGCCACCTCCGCCAGGACCACCACCAGGGGCGGTAGAAGCCATTGCTGTAATGGCTATTAATTCTCTCAATAAACTGTTAGTTACGTCATTACTATTATCTTTTGTTATTGGTGCATCACCACTTAAAGAACCTCTTAACAATGAAATATTTTTTGCAGCTTGCTCATAGTCAGAACCAAAATTAGCTAAACCTTCGATCTTTTCTCCCCAAACATATCCACCAGGATCACCTAAAACAGCTTTTTCAATCGCAGGGACACCAGCTTTTAAATCTTCACCAAACTTTTTAAAGTTTAAAGTATTATCACCAACTTTAATAGCAGCTATTTTATCTAGATTGACTGCAACTAATCCAATAGCTCTTGCTGCTTTTTCTAAATCATCTGCATCATCCGCTAACGCAATTATTTTATCAAATGGACCTTCTTTTCCAGAAAAGAAATTTGCAATAGCAGTACCTACATTTGCTAAACTTCCTACAAATTCTCCTCCTGCAAAATCAGATAATCCAGCGCCAAGATCTTTCATTGCTTGACCAGCTTTTGCTGCATTATCTAAATTCTTACCATCACCTATAGACAGTAGTGCATTTACTTGTGTAGCAATACGT